CTTTCTTACCTACCATATCTGCTGTTATTCTAAACCACTCACGATCAATTCTATTTTGATACAGATACTCTATCAAATCACGTTCGTACACGCTTGTCATACTATCAGTAGTAACAAATATACGAATATCTTGTAAAGTGTCTGTAAAGTCTTTTTCTGGTCTAGTACAATCTTTTATAAGTAACTCTTTCCCATTAGAAGTAAGTTCTCCGTAAAAATCATAAACTACACCCGTACTAGCTTGTCTTATTAGCATATCTGTATAAATTAAAAAAGGCTGAGGCTACAAAACACCCCAGCCTTTGAAGACAAAAATTATGACAAAAATTAAGCCGTAACAGCGATAGCTTTAAACCCTTTAACTGTACAGATGTCGTTTAGTACATCTACAATATCAGCTACTTGTGAGGTGTCGTTATCTGTGATAGGCAAATAAATATGAGCCGTAGAAACGGTATAACCTGCACCGATTGATTTAGTTACAGATTCTTTTACTTGAATTACTAAAGCATCGTAAGTTTCAGTAGTAACAGCATCATATCCAAGATTTGTTTTATAACGAGGCATTACATTACCATAAGCCGAGTTAGAGAATCCCAAATCTTCAAATTCTTTTTCAGCTACTTGCTTACCTGTACCAAACCCTTTTTCAAATTTAGAAACAGAAGGTGTAGTAATAGCTGCAAGTTTGTTAGACTGAATAGTACCCCAATCGTCGATAGCTACCAATTCGAATACAGTAGGATCGTAAGGATCGTTTACTACCGAGAACTCTTCTACATCAGCAACTACTTTCAAATACAAATCAGATACGTTAGAGGCCGTCAATTTAGGCAAAGTCTTATCTGTATTGTTTGTATTGAAACGCAAATTAATAGCAGCTACAAACGCATCAATAAGTTGTTTTTTAGTATAGGCTACTGAACCTGTTTTAACAGTAACTACATAAGGAACAGGGTTAATACAATTTTGTTCATAAATATATAGAACGTAATTGTGATTAAGTTGTGCAAAATCAGTAGGAGTAACAACACCAGCACAAGCTACAGGGGCAGCATATTTCTTAATAGAAACACCTACCAAAGAGTCCATATCAATAGTATATGTTGGAGAGAATGTTCCGTTTTTCTTACGATGTTGAATCTGTACTTTTTTAGTAGTTTCGTCAATATCACCAGCAGCAAGAACAGCACCACCATCTCCGGTTACTACAAGTTCGCCAGCACCAATATAAGTAAGGGTAGTAGCAGGGTCGGTAATTTGTACAGTCGCAGTACGAGCGCATGAATCTGGTACAAATACCTTTAAAGAGAAATTAAGATCGCTCATTTTGATTGATTTATTGTTGTTTAAAAATAGATACAAGAATACCCGTAATAACTATTAAATCATTACGGGATCAAATATTGATATAGCTTATTCTGCCTCTTTTACTTCCTTATCTACCACATTATAACGACTAGCTATAGGAACTTCTGATGGTATTGATAACAATACTGCTAAGTCTATAATCTCGTCGTGCATATGTTCTGGAAGTTGAAGTTCTTTAGCATTAGCAGGATTTCTAACGTTTATTACAACTTCATCTGGAAACTTAATATAGAACAATTGGTATTCTTCTACAACACAGCCGTTTCCGGGAATAAGCATTTTACTTCTTGTTGTTTCCAACGTTACTTCGGTATCTTCGTCATACGTAGATACTCCGGTAACACCTTTTACAGACGATGTGTTTGCGTCAGTAGATGGTGTCCAAGAACCCCAATCTATACCCCACACTAATTGATCGTAGGGCTGTTTATACACATCATAAATATATTCGTTGTATAACGATACATCTATATTCTGTACGGGAACATTTTTTAATAATTGACTACCTTTAGATATAGTACAAGACTCTACCGTATAGTACATAACTTCGTCTGGTATGTTTACAAAACAACCGTAAGCCTCTACCCCTACGCTACCAACTTTGTCTAAATCTGGAGTTTTTAAAGCTCCATTAGTATCATCACCTTTCATAAAGGCGTGTTCTGATCTTTTAAAAGTAGTATGAGCCGAAAGTAAAGAACCGACTTCATCTCTACGAATAGCTTCTCTAAAGCCTCGTTGTGTACGGTTTTTAAGAGCATCTATTCGCTTTTTAGCAAGTGCCCTTTGTGCAGCCGTAACATAATATGAAATCTCTCGATCATTTAAAACAACCTCTTTAAATCCAGCACCTTCTCTCTTTAGATTGAACGTAGCCTTTATTTCTAAGGTATTCATATTGTTTATTTTTTAAGACTTTCGTAAGCTTTAATAATAACTAATACAAGCTCACTAAATTCTGGTTTAGCCAAGGAAGCCGAAGCAGCTTCAATAGTATTACCTAGCAGGATATTATCTTTTGTAAAGTAACTAGTGCCTTTAATTTTCAACAAAGAAGCCTCTAGTCCTTTTTGTAACAAAGTCATATTACCCAAAGTAATATCGTCTAACTCCTCGAATAAAGTATATAAGGTATTCAAAGATGATTGTTTTTCCGTAGCTCTTGTTAGTTCGGAAGTAACGTCATCAATAGTATAAGATAGCGGATCTATCTTTACCGATGGAGTATACTCATTGTTTTTACGGAACAAAAGTCTATAAATAATATATAGCTCCAATTTACTACCATCTCTACGCATCTGCGCCAACTTATCAATAACAGAAAACAATTTCTCTGTACGTGATTTTTGAGCCTCTTTAACTTTATCAGGATCGTACAAGTACAAAATATGTTCTTTGCCTACCGAGTTTTCGTCTTTAGCACATTTAGGGTGAACTTTCAAGATAAGGTATTTAAGAAAGTCAGCAGGTACAGAAAGATCTAATTTTAATACAGCCGTATTCAGACTTGCACCAGTTTTTACTACTGTAATTTTAGATTCTTTTTTTCTCCAAAAATAACTTTCACCATTATCCTCAGCAAAATTTCTTACGTCTTTGTAAATATCATTTACTGATAAACCACCCGTAGCTATACCCATACGGCTTTCAAGATACATACGAAGTTTATCACCTTTATTATAATCACCATTATAGTGCATTGAAAAAATATCAAAACCGCGTCCGTTTTCAAATTCACTAGACGGTAAGGAAAGACTAATAGGTGTGCCAGACATCTGTACAGCTTCATCTTTATAGTGACCTTTACCCTCAAATGGGGCACGAGCTATATTCGCTACTTTAACGAAAATTACTTGTTTTGGTAATATAATACCTGTATCCTCTAGGATTGTCTTTTTTTCAGTTGCCATTGTTTAAAATTTTTAATATAAAAAAGGGGCATTAAAATAACACCCCTAAATTACAAAAAAAATTTAAACACAGCAAATTAATATACAGCAGGGTAGTAGCGGATAACCTTAGTAGGATCTACTACTTTTGCGCCGATACCGGGTTCTAGGTAGTGCATTTCAAAACCATCAAGCGCAGTAGATAGTTTTTTAGCGTTACCGAACGAGGTAGCAACTTTATTAATAGAACGCATACCGTCAATAATACCGAATACTCCGGTCTCACCAGCACGACGTACAATTTTAAGGTTTGATTTACTATCACCTGAATCACCAATACCGATAATATCGTACTGATAAGATGATACTAAACCTGACATACCGGGCATTTGTTTTTTATTACGTTTCGGGTCATCTTTAGAAGAGTCGATCTCGAACAACAAACGAATACCTCCGATAGTTGTAAAGGCTTTAATTTGTGGGAAATTAATTTCAATTTCATTAGTTCCCATCCATTTGTAAGCACGGCCTGTAGTGTCGCCCATTGGAGCAAACTCATTCCAACTACCTGCGCCGTAAAGGTCAATAACTGCTTGGTGTAGAGCGATAATACCGTGTTCACCTCCACGAATAACTGCGGTACGAGAGCCTGTACGACCGATAACAACAGAAAGAATAATATCTACGATTTCTTTCATATTTGGTTTACCCGAATACTCATAACGGTTTGATGCGGCGGTTTGTTCTAACCATCCAGAACCCGTTACTACTTCGTAACCATTTTTGTCATACATACCTACAGAACCATCAATCCAACGGTTAGAACGACCGTATTGGATAAGCATAGCTTCTGTCCAAGCAATACGTTGCAAGAACTCATACTCTACAGTAGTCATCCATAATGTGCCTTTTTGTCCGGGTAGTGTGAAATATTTAGGTGACCAATTTACGTTATGACCACTTACTCGGTGTTTTACGCGGAATTGTGATAATTCAGCTTTAGCCTTTACAGGAGTTTTAAAGCTAATATCAATACCAGTATCACTCCAATCTTTACTTACTGCACCACCTTCGCTAGACCAACGTGTTCCAGCAGCAATAGCGGTATAAGGAATATAGTCATCCGGCCCTTTTGAATCGGCAACCAAAACTTCCAAACGATAAACATTAGGAGCTACTTCCCAAGTACGTCTAATCCACAAACGATCTGTATCAGGATTTTCACCACCGATGATTTCAGTTTCTACGAATACGTTAGATTCGAAATCCATATAGAAAGCTTCACGGTTAATACCGGGCTTATTGCTACCTGTAAGTGGGGTAGTACCATCAGCATCTTCAAATGCTCCGATACAACGATAATGAGTATCAATATAGTATTCTACGTTCCAAGTATATGCACCATCAGCACCAGCACTAATAGTCTCTACACCGTGAGATTTAACCATAGAAATAAAGTTCTGAGAAAAATTGTGCATCATAATTTTCTCAATAACACCACTCATTACCTCTGGCTCGTCTTGAAAGCGAGAGTATAAGTGGTTACGCTCAGTATATCCATGCCATTCACTTTGAGGTGCTGACTGAATAAGAAAAGGAGAAACCTTTGCCATTTGTTATTTATTTAAAGATTTAAGTATCGTCTCAACGCTTTATCATCTACATCGTCACTACCTTTAGTTTTAGAAGATCCAGATTGTCTCTTTTGAGTAGTTTTACTTATTAGAGTTGCCAAATCTTTTTTAGTATTTGACGCTACAGGCGTTGTTAGTTTTTTAAAATTACCTTCAAAAAATCCCATTCTGTCAAATAGTCCTAGCATAGGAATATAAGCTTCCGGGTTTTTAAGAATCTTATTATAAGTTGTGAACATAGATTCCTCTAGGGCTTCTATTTCTTTTGGCTTCAAAGATACGCTTGGAATAAACCCAGACATAGTTTTAAGCTTAGTTTTAGCGGCATCAACAATAGCTTTTTGTTTTGCCTTTTCCTCATTAGTCCTAGCAGTAACTTTCTGTTTACGGGCATTTTCGGACGCTTCTAGGCTATTATTATACTCACGTAAACTATCGTTAGCCTCTTCTAGTAGGTCGTCCTCAGTAATAGATTTAAGTAACCTTTCTACATCTTTATCAGAAAAACCTTTTGCCTTACGAGATAATGCAATTACTTTACGTTGCAGTTCGGGGTCTGATTCTAGTTCAGCCTCACTAATAGGTTTAGGGGCTACTGACACATCATAAGCCTCGTCTACAGTACTTCCTTCGAATAAGGCATTAATAACCTCTTGTTCTCTCTTACCTAAAGTATTAACAAAAGTTTCAATAAGTCCAGAAGCTCGTTGTAGTATAACTTTATCTACCGCAACATTAACATCATTACCACACTCACGTAATAGTTCCTCAGTGATACTACCATTAGTTACAGAATTAAATCGTTCTACAAAGTTTAATTCCGCTTGTACTTCCTCGCTAACTTCTTCCTCTTGTTCGTCGTCAGTACTTTCCTCAGAATCCTCCACTTCAACAGCACCATCTTCCTCAGTAGTTTCCGTACTATCTTCAACAGATTCGGTACTATCTACTTCCTCAGTGGGTACTTCTGTAGTATCCTCAGACTCTTCAATCTGAGGATTACCACCATTAATTAGATCAAAAAAATTTGCCATGTTTTACTTTTTTTGTTTATTACGAGTTATATCTAATTTTTTAAGATCAAGCTCTTTATCCTTACGTTGTAAATCTTCTGAGTGCATTTTCTCAACAGATGCTATTTTCAAACGTTCTGTTTCTTGTTTGATCTCTTCTTTACGTAATTCAATATCATCTACAACACCGTCTCCGTTTTCATCAGCAAGAATGTCATTAGCAAATTGCCTAGAGTCTTTACTAAGTTCTAGTTCAGATTTAAGTCTATACTCTTCTCGTAGTCTAACTAAATCACGTTCTAGTTTCTTATTTTCAAACTCTTCTTGCATTTGGATAGTCTTACGCTTCTCTTCTTCAAGTGCTGTTTGCATCTCTTGTTGTCTACGCTGATTACGTTCGATAGCCTCTTCTGTTTTACGTTTAAGTTCCGCAGGAGAGTTAGATAACCTAATATCTACAATGTCAGGAATAGTAACAACATTATTTTGAGCTAGGGCTTGTAATGACGGGAATATATATTGCATTAATACGTCCATCTCTCCAGAAGAACTCATAACTACTCCTAGTTCTGCTTCTTGGGCTAATGTAGAATCGTACATAAGTGTAAACATAGACATATCATCTAGTAAGTATTGCTTACGTACTATCTTATCATCTTTCCATAGTTGCTTAATAAATTCTACGGCAACACCTATAACTCTAGTTTTTACACTATCATGCAGCCTAGCTAAATACTCAGTACCTACACCAGAAGCAACAAAAGCCTGTTGAGAAACACCGAGACCTTCATTACCTGATAATTGACCTGTACGAGCATCAGGTAAGGATAATTGATTCTTAATTTCATTCTTCAAATATACTAAAAAATTCATTACTTTTTCAATCTCATTACTCATACTCATATTAGCTACAGGCTGGCCTTGCTGCATATTACCTACACGCTGTTGGCTATCAGGACTTAACCTCATAGAGTCTTCTATCGAAACTCCTACATCTTTTAGAATCTGTAAGTATTCTTGCTCTGTTACTACGGAATCTGCAATTCTAGCTCTATCTATACGGTATACATTACCAATAAAAGAAGCCCACAGTTTACGTAATTTATTAGCATAGAGATCATAATCTCGACATAATGGTAATACACTATCTAATACCGAAGAAGCCTTTGAATTATCGCCGTAGCAGACCAAAGATCCTGCGTACAAAGGTTTTACTATTGCCGGATTTACAAGGCTTCTAAGTTGATATTTTGACGGTCTACAGTACACTATTTCGTCAGCTATAATACACAATTCCCAAAGCTCATTAGCCCAAGACCATTCTATCCATTCACCATTAGCCTCTATCGGTTTATAGTCCTCTGATACAAAATCTGTTTGTTCGTTATCGTCTTCATCAAAATAATGTAATAACCCTATTTTCATAGGTGAGAGCCACTCCATTTCGATAACACGATAATTGCCGTTTGTATCCATCAGAGCGTCTGTGGAGGCGTATTTATCCAGTGGTACTAATCCGTCAATAGCTAACATCTTACCATTACCATCGAATATTTCCTTTTGTACATCTGTTCCATTTATAGAACCGTACAATTGATACATATTAGGTAAATGTGTACCTACCCCTTTTTCTCTAATCTTATCGAGAGTAGCTTTAGGCATATCGTCAAAAAATCGTTTCTGTATTTCAGCTAGTGGTAAATATTCCCACTCTAGCCACAAATTACCATCTTCGACCCTATCCGAAGTACCCATGCCTTCTACGATAAATCTTTCAGAATTTACTTTTCTAATTCGTATTTCTTTACCGTAAGCTGTTACCTTAGCAATATCTTCGCCTGTTACGACAGCCTCTTGCCAACAGCGATTAAACACTTCTTTGAGAGATATATCAGTATCTTTATAAAGATAACTAATAAACTCGTTCGCCATTTTCTCATGTGCAGATTGTAAATCGTATTTTCTATAATAATCAAATTCAGCTAGTCGCTTCTTTACAGATTCCTGATCTAATTGTTCCCCGTTAGCTACGGATTCTTGCAAGGACATCATATAGTCTACGAACTCTTTCATAAACATATTATCCTTTTCATTAATTACATCATCGTTAATAGCGATAGCCTTAACATCAGTACGCCGTCTTAATTCTTCTCCAAATAGTGAAACTAATAAAGGTTTTATAACGTTATAACCTACTGCACTATCTGGTATAGCTTGTGAATTACCTGTATTCATAGGATCGTATATCTGCCTAATATCCTCGGCTGATAGTTCACCGTGTACAAATCTCCACAGAAGTTCTCTATCTTCTTTAGATCTACGCCTTGAATAAGGGCTAGGATTATCTACTAGCGACTTGGCGTACTTAGCCATACCGTCTTTAAATGCCTTTGTTTTTTTAGTCTTGAAACTAACAAACTGTTCCGGCATAGCGGTACTAGAAGCGTCATCTTTATAAAAGTCATATAAACTCATCGGTAATGTCGTTTTAACATTCTACGCCATACATCATCAGATTTAGTCTTAGCAACGTTCTCCTCAGCAGCTAATGTAAAGTATCTATCTTTTACATCTAAGTAATATAGTACTAACGCCATAGCTCCTGAAATACGGTCAAAGTTTCCTTTATTATTCCAAGCCTCTAACTCCTCTAAAAATGCCATAGAATTTATGGTATAGTATCTTGGGGCTAATATTACTTCGTCATTATCACCTCTAGCTACAGCAACTTCCTCTTCTAAAAACCTAGCTAATTCTTCACGTAACCAAGCTTTACCCTCTGGTGTAGTGTGAAACCCTTTTGGAGCTACACCACTCTTATATCCGGTAAATTTAGCCTTTAAAATAGCGGGTTCGTTTTCTAGTAATTGCAATTGCCCAGTAAGTTTACAATATTCTTGTAATCCGGTAATGTTAGCTTCGTACATTGTTTTACAGTTAAATGCCCTAAGTCCTAGTAGTAGATTCTTATTGTATTCTTCTACCCTAGCTGGTCTACCTGTATACTCCGCTACGATTAATCCGGTAAAAATATCTAGTATCCAAGTACTACCTAAGGAGTGTAAATTATTATCACTCGATTCTTCATAGCCTTTTTGGATAGGGTCAGTTCCGGCTATATAGCGATATTGTGAAATATTACCTTTCGGTATATCGCACCACAAGCACCAACAGCCGGGGACTTTATCTGTATTCCTATTAACAGATGCTATATAGGCAGATCCGGCAGTTTCATCAAAAACAATACTACCATCTCCTTTTTTCATAAAAAGTCCTGTACGTTGTACCATACTACTCATACGATCTCTAAGCTCTAATTTAGCTTGTCTAATCATGGGGACATTAAATCCTGCGGACTCCTTAACATAAAAAGCATCTTGTAAATATCTAGGTTCTTGCGTTAGATGTCCTGTTAATAAATCAGGATCAGACTTCTTTATATCGTATCTAATATCCCAATTATATTGAGCCAAAAATCTATAAGAATTACCATTAGCATCTACCGCAGAAATAATGCGTCCGGGTATAGCCATTAAAAACTCATAAGCGTATTTATCGAATTTCTTAGGATCTAATTCCGCTTTTACATTCTCAGACGATTTAAACCATAAGTCGTCCATAAATAAAGAAGAAGTACCAGAACTTACTTTATCATAAATATTAGCATAAGAGGCTAAAGAGTATTGTTCAGGATTATAGGCCATTTTACTAAGACCTATTGAACCTTTATTCATATCACCAGCAGATCCCCATAATATAGCAGAACCCGTTCTAATATCACCCTCTCTGATAAGTGGGTCAATAGAAAAGTTTTTAGTGTCTATAATATTAGGGAATAACCCGGCTTCGTCTACAAGAAACTTAGAGGCAGAACGCCCTACTGATCCGAAAGAGTTATTATAGAAAGTTAAATACTTTAACGTAGACATATAACCACGTTCTATAAGTACACCTGCGTCCGTATAGTCTTTAAACGAAGCTCTACGCTCGTCTACACTTCCTTTTACCTCATTACGTCTTACAAATGGAGTGTGGTCATTTATATGTGTAATAGTAGGATCAATAGCATCAGTACGTAATGCCTCAGTATATTCTGAATTACCAGCCGCTAAAAGAGTGAAAGAGTTCGGTACGAATACATAATCATAAGCAGCAATAGCATTACCAGCTACATAAGTCAAACCTTTTCTACGAGCTTTTGGGACTACACCTGATTTTATAACAAGTTTATAGAAATCTTCATCAGTAGCCAAAGGAAACCAGTCTTTATATAACTCTAACATATTATATATAGAGTCTAAAAACCAATGCTCCAACTCATTAAGTAGGTAATATTGCATATCTACAAAAGATGGTAAATCCCTATCTTTAGTACGCTTATTATCTACCTTACGCAACATAGTAGTAAAGTTAAGCATAAAGTAATACCTACCCGTTATGCGTACACCATCAACTACAAACCCTTTTAGTATTTTGGCTTCTTCCTCATCCCAAAAAACATCATATTCAAACTCATCCTCACCGTATAGAGTGTACCGTTTAAATATACGGAACTTTGTTTGTGGCTCTATAAACTTACTTACATCTTTAAAATATAAGTAAATCTGATCCATATTCCTAATAGGATTCTCTATCGTAGGTATTTGAAATTCCCAAGACTCTGCTACTTCACTTCTAAATAAAAACTTATTAGTATCTTTTACTCTATACCAATATTTAGGTTCTTTAGAACAATTTCTATTCCACATAACCTGATCGAAAGTGTACCCACACTCTACAGGCATTTCTACTACACCATTCGATTCTACCGTTTTTTCCCACTTATCTCTATTCATCGTTGATTAGGTGGTAATTCACGTTTGTTTATATTTTTCTTTTTAGTAACTAATCCGCCAGCTAATGCCGTAGTATATTTTTCTTTAGCGGATAGTACTGCGGTAAGAACTTCACCTAAGTTATTAAGCACTTTAATACCTTTATCTATGTCGGCTATATCAGCCTTTGGTACTGTTTTAAAGGCTGTAGTCAAAGCTTCTACATAATCCTCAGCAACCTCTACCATACGCAAAGTCTTATCGTACATAAGATCCTCATAAACATCTTTAGCAAGTAATACAGCCTTAGATGGTTTATATTTAGGGTCTTTAAGTACATCTTTCTTTACAACCTCGGATAGATCCTCTAATCTATGCCGTTTACGGTATGGTGATAGTGGGTATCCTACAAAATGAATAAATTTCATATCTTTCATAGCGGATAATTTATCTTTACTTTTATCCGATTCCCACACTTCCTGCAATTCAGGTATTGCTAAAAATTCAGGATCAATCCTCAGATTCCCCTGACTGTCTATAATAAATAGTACGGACATCTCTCAATTTCTTTTTATGCCCTAATATTCTTTCCATACTAGATATACCAGATTTTAACTTAGCCAATCCCGGTATGCTAAATATAGGAGCAGTTTCAACACTTGTAATATCTAAAGTATCCAACATCTGTCTTATCATGTGATAAGGCGCAGCGGCCAGCTTACGGGCTTCCACAGCCTTTATACCGTACTTTTTAGCCATCTCAGCTAAGATAAGTTCTACTTCGGATTGTAATACTGGTTCTGTAACAAGTCGCTTATTACGCTCTAAAACCTTATCCAATGTAGCCGCCCTATTTAGCTTATCAATATCTTGTAGATCACAATTAGAAGTTACATCGCCTACATCACCAAGAACATCTAGTACAGTATCATCAAGTTTTTCTATTACGGTTTGAAGACTCTGCCTATATAAACTTCTTCCCATATTCCTATAATATCAGATAGTTTAGAAAAATCAGTAATAGGCTCTAATCCTATACTAATACTAAAATCATTAAGTTTCAAATAACTAACTAGATTATTGTACAATAATCTGACAAGTTTAGAATCTACAAGAAACGGATTAATGCTAAATTCTTTACCTCTAAACGCCTCTACACCGTCTAGTTCTACATTAATATTAAAAATAGTACTAGGTTGTGTTCTATCTTTTCCGGGAAGAATAGCCTCATATTCTGGTATTCCCGACGTACCCTTACCCATACATCTAAAAATAGAGCCTAAGTTTGAAATAAACAAATCCCCAGACTCTATATTAGTTGCAGGAAGTAACGCTGTCTTTGTTACTTTCCAAAGTTTCATCGCTTTCTTATTGTATAATTTTTAACAAAAGATTCTTCCCCGAAATTACGCTCCATAAGTTCTTGCATCTTAGGGTCGTATTTAAAGTTAGCCGCATAATCGTTAAACTCTTTACGGAACTTAGGAGTGTGATTATAATAACATTTAGCGAATGTTTCTGGACAAAGCCCACCTCTAAATACACACTTAACTACCATAAATCTAGCCACTACAGGATTAACTTCGTGTACCGAATCTTTAATAGCTTCCATAACTTTAACCGTATTTACATCGGCTGTAGTACACAATCTATCGTATGCCATGTCAATAAGTGTTTGGGCATTAACAATCATAGTGTGTGTTACAGGAGCAAGTCTATCTGTAGTTACTACCTTGCCGTACATATCCTCATAATCTGCACGATTAGATTCAGTTACTTGGACGGCAACACCAGCTGCGTGTGTTTTAAAGTGATAGGCTACGTAAGCAGGAATACCAATTAGTTTAATCTTAAACTGTAATGCTCTAATAGGGCTGTGCTCACTAGCTATCCATTTAGCTAAAGAAATCCTAGTCTTATTTTGAGTAGGAACACTACCGAACTCATTTACGATAGTGTCCTCTGTTAGTTGTGTAACCTCTACTTTGAAATCCATGTTACTGCATTATCTTCACGTACAGCCTGATAAATTTCTTTACCAAATACTAAAATACCAGTATTGCTAGGTTGGTAGTTAAGGACTACATCACCTGCTTTTACACGAGTAACACCTTTACCACACTTAACTACTTCGCCGTATAAAAGCTGAATCTTTTCTACGTTAATAATAAGCCCACTATTTTTCTCTTCAAAAATCCGTAACAATACATAGTTATCTGGAATATTTACTTCCTCTAATTTATAAGACTTTACGGCTGGTACTTTATCAAGAATACCGTTTAAGATACTAGATCGAGTATCTGTTGGTTTAATAATATCCATTTGCTGTATTTTTTATTTTTTCATTGTTAATAACATAGGATTACCGTCTACGTATAATCCGGCTGAATGTATAAATCTTTTTGCTCCTTTACCCGCATACTTAAAAGCGTAAGAGTTTTTATCAACTCCGCAACCTACTTGCATTCCAAAGTCGTTCTCAGACGTAAAAAATAGGTTACTATCTGAATGATAATGCCCTTGAATATAACTCTTACCCCAATGTAAAATTTTAGTTCTTAAATTCTTACCATCATCCCCATGCCCACATACAAACTTATTTGTCTCAAATTCTGTATGGAATTTCCAATTAGGAACATTTAAAATATCTTCAATAGGTCTTAGAAACTCATCAAGTAACCCTGCTGTTTTAGCCTGTCTTTTATGTAAACAATTACCTGAAATACAAGTTTTACCGTTAAACCTAGTAACTACTATACCATTCGGTACTGTAACGCAGTAGAACTCTTCGTTTTTGTCATACGCTAAAGATTCCACAGTAAATTTCACACCTACTAAATCCTTAGCTATTGTGACTGAGTACATCTGACCACTACCCTCAAACTCCGTAACTTCTGGAATGCTATGGAGCATACTTGTTGTTACGTCTTTTGCTTTTACCTTAGTGAGC